GGCAGAGTCTCAGACTGACCTCGCCCGATCCTGCCCCTAGCCCTACGATTCTTGCCCCTGGTGCCCCCGTTCTTCCCTCATGTCGCTACTATGCAGGGACTGGCAGAGACTATGCACCCGAGGGGGAGACGACCGTGGCTACGAAGATGGGGCCGAAGCAGGCGACGGCAGGCCATGAGCTGGACCTGTCCATGCTTCCCGAGAAGCGGGACTACCGGCGGATCGATGCTTTCGCGCGTGAGTTCCTGACCGTCCCCAAGGGCACGGGCGCGCTGACCCCGTTCCGGCTCCGGCCCTGGCAACGGTCCATCGTCAAGGCCATGTACCCCCCGACGGGGAAGCGGCCCCGGCAGGGGCTGGTGTCCATGCCCCGAGGGAACGGGAAATCCGGCCTGGCCGCTGCGCTGGCCGTCTATGGTCTCCTCGCTGACGGCGTGGCCGGCGCTCAGGTGATCGTGGTCGCATCCGATGAGCGGCAGGCCCGGATCGTGTTCAACGCGGCGCGGCGCATGATCGAGCTGGACGAGCGCCTGGCCGAACAGGTGCAAGTGTTCACGGACCGTATCTACGTGCCGGCCACGGACTCCACGATGATGCCGCTCCCCGCCGAGCCGGCAGCGCTCCAGGGTTGGGACCCGACGCTGGTCATCGTGGATGAGCTGCACGTGGTCACTGAGGCCGTGTGGGATGCCATGTCTCTAGCGTCCGGCAAGCGGCCCGAGTCGCTGGTCCTGGCGATCAGTACCCCCTCGGACCGGCTGGACTCCGTCATGTGGCGACTGGTGGAGCACGGCCGCGCCAACCCCGAGGACCGGCTGTTCCGGCTGGTGGAGCACGCCGCGCCCGACGGCTGCGCACTGGACGACGTGGACGCCTGGAGGACGGCTAACCCCGCCCTCGGAGACTTCCTGCACATGGACGCGCTGGAGACCAACGTCCGCACCACCCCGGAGGCGAGCTTCCGCCGCTACCGTCTAGGCCAATGGGTGGGCGCGGCCGACTCGTGGCTCCCGTGGGGCGCGTGGGATGAGTGCACCGGGGACCCGGACCTCCCCGACGAGGGGACCCCCGTCGTCCTCGCTTTCGACGGCTCCGCGTCCGGCGACTCCACAGCGCTGATCGGCTGCACCATCCCCTCGGCCGAGGGCGAGCACCCTCACCTGTTCACCGTCGGCCTGTGGGAGGCACCCGAGGATGATCCCCGCTGGCGCGTGCCCCGCCACGAGGTGGCCGGCACCATCGCTACAGCTTTCGACCGATGGGAGGTCCGCGAGCTGGCAGCGGACCCGTGGGGCTGGCGCTCCGAGCTGGAGGAATGGGCGGCAGAGCACGGCGCGGATCGAGTGATCGAGTGGAACACCGCGCACGCCGGCCGCATGGCCCCGGCCACTGACCGCCTGTACGCTGCGGTCATGGGGCACGAGGTCACGCACGACGGGGACGAGCGCGTGGCGACACACCTCGCCAACGCGCGCGCGAAACGCACGCCGATGGGTGACCTCGTGACGAAGGACAAGCGCGGCTCCACGCGCAAGATCGACGCGGCCGTCGGCGTGATCGTCGCCCATGACCGTGCCGTGTGGCACTACAGGAACCCCCCGAAGCGGCGCCGTGTCGTTTCGTTCCGATGACCGAGAGGACCCCACGATGACCGAACAGCAGCGGCTCCGCGATGACCTGGAGCGGATCGAGACACGGGCGCACGCGCTGCGCCCCTATCGTGACCACTGGAACGGCCGGCCCGCCACGGCGTTCATGTCCCCGAAGAGCCGCGAGGCGCTGGAGGGCCGCATGGACCGCCTGTCCATCAACTTCCCCCGGCTGCTGGTCACGTCCTACGTGGACCGGATGAACCTCGCCGGCTTTAGTGCGGACGGTGAGCCGGCCCCGGACGCCTGGAGCCGGCACCTCGCCGCCGGCCTGGGCGCGCGGGCCGAGCTGATCCACACGGACCGGCTCATGTACGGCGCGGCCTACGTCACCGTCTGGCCCGAGGCCGATGGGCCGGCCGTCGTCGTGGACAATCCGTTCACCATGACCGTGCACCGTGACCCGCTGACCGGCCGAGTGTCCCGCGCCGTCCGTACCTGGCAGCACGACGGGAACGGCCACGCGCTGGTCATCGACGCCGAGAGCATCACGCGCTGGAGGTGCCCCTCGGCGGACGCCGGCGCGGCCGGCCAGTGGGAGCGGACCGAGCAGGGACCCTCGGCGTGGGCGTCCGATGGGCTGGTGCCCGTCGTGCCGTTCATCCGGCACATGTCCTCGGACGACCACCACGGGACCAGTGTCGCGGCCGACATTCTGGACCTGACGGACGCACAGAACAAGCTCATGGCGGACGCGATGGTCACCAGCGAGTCCTACGCGCGGCCCCGCCGATGGGCCACCGGCCTGGAGATCGAGGAGGACGAGGACGGCAACCCCGTGGACCCGTTCGGCCGTGACCGGTCCCTCCAGTCCGAGGACCCGGACACGAGGTTCGGGCAGTTCGACCCGGCCCGCCTGGACAGCTACGCCGACATGAGCGCGACCATCACGCAGATGGTGGGCGCGATGAGCGGACTCCCCCCGCACTATCTCGGACTCCACGGCGACCAGCCGGCAGCGGCCGAGGGGGTGCGCGCCGCCGAGGCACAGCTGACCTCGCGCGTGTACTCCGAGCTTCGACAGCTTGACCAGCCGTGGGCACGGACCGCCGCGCTGCTGGAGCTGGCCGTGGACCGGGACAAGATCACCCCGACCACGTACCGGCCCGAGTGGTCCAGTCCCGAGATTCGCACCCCCGGCCAGGCAGCGGACGCCGGCCAGAAGCTCCACGCCATGGGCGTGCCCCTGGCGTCGATCCTCACCGAGACCCTCGGCTGGTCCCCCGAGCAGGTCACGACAGCACTTGCCCGCCGGCGGGATGACCTCGTGGACCGCGCCGCCGCCGGCCTGTCCGTCATGGGCAGGGCCGGCCAGTGAACGGCTCCGAGGTGCTGGAGCTGATCGGCGCGAAGCACCGGGACCGGATACTGGACGCCTACGCGCGGATGACCGCGCCGCCGGCGGCTGACCGGGCCACGCTGACCCGTGTCCTGTCCGACATGCTGGTCCAGGCCAACGGCGCGGCCGGCCTGGACGGCGCGGCCCTGGCACGCCGGCAGATGGAGGAACTAGGCATCGAGGTGGCCCCTGACTACTTCGCGCCGCTGACGGAGCGGTCCGCGAGGAATGACGCTATCCAGCGCGCGGTGGAGGACCGCGCCCGATTCGACACGGCTGTCTCCACCATCCTGGACGGCGGCGACGAAGCGGTCGCCATGCGCCTCGGCCGGCTGGCACTGGCCGAGGTCATCGAGTCCGCGCGCACGGTGAGCGCCGAGTACATGCGGGGCACCCGGCAGGTGTCCGGCTGGGTCCGGCAGCTGGACTCCGACCCGTGCGAGCTGTGCACGCACTGGAGCTGGAACGGGCGCGTATGGCCGGCCGGCCACAGTATGCCGACGCACAAGGGCTGCGCTTGTGCACAACGATGGGTCCGCGCGGCGGCAGCATCGGTCAGAATGGTGTCCACCAAGGGCCGGCAGTACTCCGAAGAGCGCGACCGCATCGGCTCACTGGAGGACCGCCGGCGGATGAGCTTTGACGACTACTGGAAGGCAGTGGAGGGGGAGACGGATGGTGACGAGACGACTAGCACCTGATCGGGTCCTGGACTACATGTTCGACGCCCTGTCCGCCGAGGTGGCGCGGCAGTGCATGGCCGAGTGGGACGCCTACCGGTCCGAGTACCGGGGCACGCGCGATGATGCCGCGCATCGCATCGCCGTGCTGGTGGACCTCGGCCGGCAGCAGGCCGCGCTGGAGCTGGAGCGGCGCACCGGCTGGAGCTGCACGCCGTGGTCGATCCCGAAGAATCGCCGGCACCTGGCCGTCGTGGTCGGGACCGCCCTCGCCGGTGAACCCGAAGACCTGGCAGAGACCACCGTGGCGCGGCTCCGCGCCGAGGTTGAGCGGCCGTGGGCCGAGTACCGAGAGAGGACCGCACGATGAGCACCGAGGACACCACCCCCGCCGGCACCGAGCCGGCCGAGGAG